AAGAATGACGCACGAACCATGGCCTTGCTGCATGTGCGGTACTACGTCTAATCTATTCAGTTATGGTAACCCATGGGGAGACATCCACATCGTATGCCATACGTGCTTTCCAAAGTTGGATGCACACTTTAGATCGGATTAGAAATACGGGATGAACATTACAGCAGCCCTAACAGCATCGACCCCACCGACCATAGCGAGAGTGAGAAAAGATACTAGGACATTTAACTTGACCAGGGTATCGAGATTTGTCTCTTTCTCTCCTCGTCGTTCTTCACGTGACATGAGCCATTGAGCAAAGCGTTCAATTCTAGTTGCGGTTTTCGATTCTTCAATTGGTTTTTCATCAGTCATAGTAATACCTCTTCAATAGTGTCTAATCTTTTTCCTACGTCTCTACCCATCTTTGCCCCACGTGCAGTAGCCATTGCTAACCCGCCGATCCAAAGAGTGTCGACAATAGGAAGAGGACCGTCAATCCAGACGATAGGGTAAGTCCAGACATACGCGGTAAAACCAATCGCAGCACCTATGCCTTGGCCGATCGAAGTAAATGGTATGTCTGTTTCGACCTTAGAAGGTTTAGGCGGTGGTGCTGCAACAACTTGTGCAGCGACAATAGGTGATTGTCGAGTTTGTTGACCTAGCAACTTCCACCATTCTTCTTCGAGCATTAGTTAACGTCCTGTTGTAGTAAGTAAGAGTTACGAAGTCGCATGATGTACGACAAATCGTTTTCTTCCTTGCCACTTCCAACTAGGACAACTCTCATGTGTGGTAATTGAATACCTGAGCCGTTAGGGATGGATTGGCCACCAAGAGGTTGAATGACAACAAATCGAGTAACATACAATCGGTCTGAAGCGGTTGGTGTCATTGATCCAAATTCATTCGTTGAATAAACAACGCCCGCTTGTTGTGGCAAGGAAGAATTGTGTACGATCATCTGAACACGACCGTAAAGGATGTTTTCGAAACCAAGTGTAGTTGCTTGGTCAGTTGTACGTCGTGGGTCAATACCCGGACAACTGTAAACAGGGATCCAGGATGTTCCATCACCATTGTAAGTTTGGTCTCCTACCCACTTATCAACCTTGAAAGGACTTTCAGTTATCAAGACGTATTCGAATAATGCACCGTATGGTACTAAGCCCGAATCGGGGTTTCCTGGATCTCGTTGTACGACGCCGGGCACAGTGTAGAAAGGTGAATTCTGAATTGTAGCGGCTTCAGGATAGAAGGTCTCTTCTTGAGTAGTAGTCATACCGCCGATGTCAATTTCTTCTTGGGTGTAAAGTACGTTAGTATTGCCACCTGCATATTGCCAAGGTCCCATCGATGACCAGCTCGTTCCAGATGCAGTATAGGTAAACGAGCCTCCTCGCATTACTTTGTCAAACATCACTGTACGACTCATTTCTTACCACCTTTCTTCTTCGATCCTTTCCAAGACTTTGCGGCTCTCTTGAACAATGTGTTATGAGGTGTCTTAGGATGTTTCTTCTTTAGACGTGCAAGTTCTTTCTTCATGTGCTTGTTGTATGCAGATGGAGCGCGCTTAGCAGCCTTAACGGTTTTCTTAACCGCTGCCTTACCTGCTCGACGGGCAGTAGACTTTGCTTCCTTCTTTGCAGCATCAACAAACAATGCTTTCAATTCATCGAGTGTTCCTTCAACTTTAACCAAGGTAAACACCTCAGTTGTCAGCAGCGGTCGATTGGATAGCGATGGCCATGAAGTCCTTCGAGGATAGAGTAACGATGGAAGCGTTGACACGAACGGTAACGTTCACTGCTTGATTAGCAGCAAGAATAGACGTGAGACCACTAATGTAAAGTTGATCGTTGACTACAAATCGTCCATCATCAGAACCCTTTCCATAATTGTCGGGGTACATGTCAGAGGTCATTGCCAAGAATCCATCGGTGTCCAAGACAAGTTGACCAGATGCAATCAATGCTCGGTCGTTAGCGAAAACCAATCCGCCACGGTTGAGATCAGTAACTTGAATGTGCACTGTGCCATTTCCGCCCATTGCACCATTAATTTCTCCTTCTGCAGTTGTGCCTTGGAATACAAAGTTGACGCTATGAACCTGAAGTGCTTGACGGTCTCCAACGTCAACATATGATCCAAGGTCAATAGTTTCAAACGTTTGAGTGTCTGCTGCGCTAATTGTCAATCGTTCGGTTAGGGTAAACATGCTTGTCTTTTTTGTTGCCATTGTATCACATCAGGTGGTCGGGGGTTGTTTCGGTCAATTAAACGTCGGGCCGGCTCCCCCAACCAATTATCACACAACATCGACGGTGTATAAAGTAAACCGCTTGTGCAGTCCCCTGCAATCTGCAGCCCATCTCCGCGGCGAAGCCGCTAACAGACAACAGGATCGGCGATATTAACACATTACATATACGACGGGGCGGCTCGCTTGTTTAATGCGAGCAGGTTATCGGGGCTGATAGGCTATCGCTAAACGCACACCAAACCACTAAACAGACAGTTTCGGCTACGCCTCCACCAAATTTTCCGATAGGTATTTATTTACAACGCACTTGGATAGTAATATGAGGGTAATCAAAACCATATCATTATGCAAAGAGACAGCAGATTTAGCAGCCAACATACCGAACTTCTCTGAATGGGTTCGATCTAAGTTGCTTGAGAGCGATGAGAAGCGACGTGAGCGTGACCTCATGGCTGATAAAATCTGGAAAGAAACAGGAAAGTGGCCGGAGTGGTATCAATGATTTACTGTAGTAAATGTGGTTATTGTCTTTGGTGTGACCACTATCCAAAGGAGGAAGAATCAATTGCAGAAATGCAATCCTGGATCGGTGAGGAAGAATGACGCACGAACCATGGCCTTGCTGCATGTGCGGTACTACGTCTAATCTATTCAGTTATGGTAACCCATGGGGAGACATCCACATCGTATGCCATACGTGCTTTCCAAAGTT